TATATGCAGGATATTTTCCAGTATTAGTAACATGATATCCATCATGAACTAACTTATCTGATCCACATATTGCACATACTTTTTCTTCCGCTTCCATATATACACCAACATTTGGATGTCCTTTTATCCAAGGCCTAAGTTTAATATATACTTCTTCAAGTAAAAACACATCCCCCTGATTATATTTCTCCATATATTCTAGAGCTTTCTCATCACCATTTTTAGATCTCTTCCAAAGACTAAAATCTGTTTCCATCTTTTCCTCAAAACCAAAAGTTCTAGCCAAAGCATTTAGTGAATTATGAGTAAAACCAAATTGACGCTGAGCAACTTTCAATGTGTCAATAGTTCTATATGGACTTGTTGGGGGTAAATCATTAACTAAAAATCTGGTATTTATATTAGGAATGTCAAAATTATCACCATTATGAGCAATTACAATGTCTGCTTGATCTAATAAATCCCATAAACCATATACAATCCTTCTATCATTTTCTTCAAGAACTTCATTACCATTAAGTCTCATACTCATAACTTCATCAGATCCAAGCCATTTCGCAGCCCATGTTAACATGAACCATTTTGATATTACTTGACTATCTGATACATGCGCCTTCCAGACTTGTGTTTGCCATATATATGCCTCTAAAGGAGTTGTTTCAATATCTAGAAGTAGTATTTTTGGAAACTTATGATTCTTATTTCTAACTATTTCCTTAGCTTTATATATATTATCTTTCGTTGTTTTGTATTGTTTTGCTAGTTTACCTGCACCCATGTTGAGCATATAGCTCTTATTCTCCATTAAAATTACTAAATCCTCTAATTTCATTCTCCTGATTTTTTAGGTTTGCTTCTATTGTTTCTTTCTGTCTCCGCTTCGACAGCTTTATTATGTCGTATAGTTTCCGCCAATTGTCTATCTTGGAGGTCTTTTTTCGCTTCATGCTCTTTTTCTTTCAGATCAATACTAGAGTCATCCTCTTCTTTTCCTAACTTCAATAGTTCTATTCTTATATTAGCATCTATTTCATATTTCTTTAAGTCTCTATCTTTTTGTTTTTCTTCAGCTTCTCTAGCAGCTAGTTCTTGAGCAGATTCCAATTTCATTTTTTCCATCTGTTCAACTTGCTTAGCCCTAGCCTCTTCATCTTCCTCAAGTAAATGAGCCTTTTCAGCCATACTTTCAGACTTAAGAACATTCAAGAGAACTGAAGCAGAAGACCCATTCTGAACAAACGATTGTGCAAGAGATTCAAGTATTTGATTTATCTTAGCATCTTCAGAAGAAGAATTAACAAATACATCATAATCAGCATTTGAAATAGCATCTCCGTTTATATCAAGCATCATTCTAGAAGCATCATCTAATATAAAATCAGCTTTTAGATTTTTACCCTTATATACCTGTTTTGCAATATCAACACATGCCTGTAATACTCTTCTCTTTGTATCTTCATGAATAGTAAACCATTTTTCAGTAGTATGAGAAGACTGTGTAATAGCTCTCTCTACTCCACCAACTGTTTCTCTATTATCTACTTGACCTTCTCTCTGTTTTGTAATACCTGCAATCGTTCCTAACTGTTGTTCTATATAAGACAGCATAGCAATATTTTGCTGAATAAATTGTCCTATTTCAGGAGATATGGCTTTATTAGTAGTATTAAAGTTTCCTGCTAGTTTACCTTGAGCCTGTCCTTTCTTCCCTTCATTAAATGGGTCTACCACCATATACCCTAATATATGGAGATAATACATCCATTTATCAAGATCCCAATCATCAGGTATCTTAGATGTATCAAGCTCTATAATAGGCCCACCAAATCTAGCAACTAACAATTCCAGTCTTCTCATATAAATATTATATGCAAATTGGAATGGGGCCATTCTAGACATCATTGATATACCACAATCAGTACCAATATAACCAAGATCACATCTAGATTTATTATTTAAAGAGCGTATTTGAAATTTTCTAGGGCCTAATTTTACATATCTAGATCCACCAATTTTAGTACCTTCATAAGCCTCATTAACCCAAAGCCACTGTACAGATTCACCTAAATCTTTATTAGGTACGTAATGTTCAGATACCCACTTTTCTTGCTGGTCTCCAAACTCATCTATGTATGTAAGCTTACCAAGTTTCCTTCTTCCTCTCCATCTTATCCTTACAACCCTTACATTACCTTTTGAGTCAAATGGACCAACAAATCCATAGTTAGTATATCCATCTTCTACCTCAATTAATCTAGGATCTTGTTCAGATACAGACAAAGGATAATACATTCTTGGATTAACATAAGCATAATTTAGTACAGAATTACCTTGTTTATCGGCAATTCCACCTTCTAGATAAGCAATATCATCAGGTTTTAAATATTCGTAAAACTCATCAATTACTTTACCTATAGGAAGATACTGTATTTGTATAATAATATCAGAATCTTCTACTTTAAATTCTTTAGTAAGCCCCATAAAATATATAGTTCTAGGGTCTACTTTCTCAACAATTATATCACCAGCTACCTCATCTACTCTATATATTTCTCTAGACGACACAAGTAAGTCTTGCATCCCTTCATTAAATTTCTTTTTAAGGTTTTGCTCTTTATAAATATAATGAAGAAGTCTGGAAGTTGCTAATTCAGCATAGTCTTTCCAACTATACTTCATGTACTTTCCAAGTTTTTGAATTTTTAATGCAGCCTCTTCTTCTGAATAATTAGCATTTGTAATTTCTTGCTGCACTAAATCCATTGTCATATTCATCAACTGCTCTTGTTTACTGGACACAGCCGACTCATTAATACTTCTAATTATGAAGTTATCTTTCCTAAGATACTCTTCTCCAATTATTAAATCAATTTTTGGAGCAGAGATAGGGTAATTTTTAGCTTCTGATGGAAAAGTAACACCTTCAATATCCATAGGATTGAATACCTTTTCCATATCTTCAGGAATAGCAGTTCCATTATAAATATTATAATTTCTCTGTATTTCTGTTTGTTTTTCTCTATTTAATCCATTCCTATAATAGAGCATAGATTCCCCAGCATCAACACACCTCTTTAGCCACTCTTCTGTTTTCTTAGTGCTACCTAATTTTTGTGCTGGAAAATATATTTGATTATAAGATCCTAATATATCCATGTTATAAAAAATTTTTGCAAATATATAAATTTATTCTAATATATGCTAATTATCACAGTATAAAAAGAATTTTCTATATACTTTACTTGTTAGAAATATAAAATTTACTTTTAGAAGTCTTATATGCCTTATCCCAAAACTTACTAGAAGTCACTGTATGTATGCTTTTATTCACAGAGTTTTTAGATATGTTATATCTATCCTCTCTTAAAATCATAAGATGAATCAAAGAAGATACTCTGTCTGCGTTAACCTCACTGTTATAAGCAATTAACTCTTGTAATAAAGCTGGATCTTTGATAGTTTGTAAGTTAGTAGTTATATCCTCATCATCCTCATTACCAACATATGCTTTTTGATTAAGCCATGATAAAATCAACTCTAATCCCCAATTTATAATAGGAACTGTCTGATGAGTACCTTTTAACTGATTACCTGTACCTGCTCCTTTAGATAGTCCTTTTTCCTTTAATATTTCAGGTTCATCTGCTAGCAAATGTAAAGAATTAGTATTCTTCATATGTGAATAGAAACCTTTTAAGTTTCTTTCATAGTTGCAGATAGCATTATAATAAATCAAACATCTGCGCCATTGCTCATAAAATTCTTCTGCTAGTTTTGTTCTACCTGTGTATTCAACAACTATCTTATCTGTCCAACTATCTAATATAAAACCAGACATAAGCGAGTGATCAACATCATCTCCTCCATCATTATCTATGGGGTCAAGAGAAGCTAAATATCTACCAAACGGAGGCTTGTCTGAAGAATCCATTTTAGGTAACTCCCATATCTCTATAGCAGTATCTAATATGTCTCCTCTTCTATGTGGATATTCTCTAAGTATTGGTTTAGGAGATAATGACCAATCAACTTTTCCGTCTTTTATAAAAAATTGAACTTTCCAAGAAGCTTCTAGCAATTTTTTATTTCCTTCTATTTCTCCTAATCTTTCTCTTATGTCTTCTATAGGAAAGAAATTTCCCTCTGTTGTAAGAAAAATATCTGATGGTTTTAATGGCATATTAATAATAGCTGCCATATATTTTCTTCTATTCCCTGAGTTTTTAGCTTTTTCTATCTCTTCTTCGATATACATTTTAGCTTTATCCTCATCTGTTATCATATTTGGACCCTTTTTGAACTTATTGATAGTATGTGTTCCAGGAAGAAAATATCCTATTTTTCCTTTATTTTCCCAAGTATCTTCAAATGCAAGACAATTAAATTCTTCAGGATTATTAAATATTTCTTTTGTATGAAGAACTGCTCCATGCGTACTAAGCCCCCCAGTACCTAACATATATATAACCAGGTTCTTATAGTCAGCAGATGCTTGAGTACTTTCCAGAGCACCAAGTACTTCAACGATATTATTCATAAAACCAACCTCTTCTAGAAAAGCTCTGTTAGGACGAGTACCATTTGCAGCCAAAGGATCATCAGCAAATGTTCTATGATTTATAACAGATCCTAAATAAGATGTAAGTGTTTTACCAGATGCCAAAGAGCCAGTGTAACTTACATATAATGGTGATGGAAATATTTCTCCATTAATTATTTGTTTATCTGGTAGATGTTCTATTGCTAATTTTACCTTCTTTAGTAAGTCATCAGAATACTTACTTTCAATCGCACCAACTACCGTATCTGAAGTAAGAGGTGAATTGTTTCTTTTATTTTCCAAATAC